AAGAACTTAAAACTTTCATGAACCGTGGCAAAGGGGCAGGCGCTCTTCTATTTATTATACTTTCAATCCTTGGCTCTGCATTCTTTTTCTTTAAAAACTAATCTTATAACACTCGGGGACCATGCAACTATCCAAACACTTTAAGCTAGAGGAATTTACTAAATCAATGACCGCGACTCGGAAAGGGATTGACAATTCACCAGGAGCAGGAGATATTAAAAATTTGGAGAACGTATGTTATGAAATTTTGGAACCGGTTCGTGCGAAGTTTGATAAACCCATTACTATTACCTCTGGCTACAGATCGGAAGCACTTTGTGAAGCGATCGGCAGCAAAAAAACGTCGCAACATGCAAAGGGCCAGGCGGTTGACTTCGAAATAGCAGGTGTACCAAATATTCAAACTGCTTACTGGCTTCAAGCAAACGTAGACTTTGATCAATTAATTCTCGAGTTCTATAAAAAAGATGATCCAGCAGGTGGCTGGGTGCATGTAAGCTATAATGAAAAAGGATCTAATAGAAAACAAGTACTCACTTATGATGGAAGAAGCTACGAAAACGGTCTTCCAGATATGAAATGGTCCGGCGGAAAAGTAGTTAGTTAGATCCAGGCTTTTAATTCTTCGCCCATTATTTGAGAAGCAATATTAACTTTTTCTTTTAAAGCTTTAACAATTCTTTCATCAACAGTTTTTTCACACATAATGTCTATGTATGTCATTGGATATTTTTGTCCAATCCTATCTATCCTTGCTTCAGATTGTTGTCTCTTCTCCAGGTCATAACCATTAGAATAATATATCATGGTAGATGCTGCAGTTAGGGTGATACCATAACCACCGGTTTGGGTAGTACCAATAAAAAAACGACATTCAGGGTTATTCTGGAATTTTTCGATATTTTTTTGACGCTCCGACATAGGGGTTAAACCAAAATAATCCACGAAACTATTTTCGCCAAACTTTTTCGAAATCTCCCGGATTATCCTATTAACATCTCTTTGCCAATGTGCCCATATAACTACTTTTCCTTCTATTTCTTCTAATACATCCATTAATTCTGGTAGCCTATTAGAGTCCACTTCCTGGAATGTGCCATCATCTGCGGTAAAATGTCCACACGTTATCTGCTGTAATCTCATTAATTGAGTAAGAACGGTAGCTGTACTCATCATTTTACCATTCATTTGAGCAAGCGCTAAAACCTTCATTTGTTTATAAATCTTAAGTTGATCTGGAGTTAGTTGAACAATTCTCTTTATATATGTCTTTTCTGGAAGGTCTAAACAATCATCTTTTAATACTCTATGTGAAAATGGTTTTAATTTTTCTGATAACTCAGCTAAATGTTGATAACCCACTACAATCTGTACCGATCTTCCGCTAAAATTAGCTGTTCTCATCACAGCGTATCTAGTTCTAAAAGTATAATAAGAGGTATGACCCAATAGTTCCTTTTTTAAAAATTCACATTGTTTGTATAAGTCTAGTGGAGATTTAGTCACAGGAGAACCTGTAAGTATTCTTCTGTAATTAGCATATTCCCCTAAAGAACAAATATGTCTAGTTCTTTTAGCGTCCGGGTTCTTAATAGTGGTAGATTCATCTACAGCCATCATAGTTCTGTGACATCTTAAAAACTTAGCTGCAAACTCCACACCTTTTTTAGTAGAAAAAGCCTCAACATTCATAATTAAAATATGAAGATCTTCTCCAGGTTGAAATAATTTATCCAGTTCTTTTTGTTGTTTTTTATTAATTAATGATTGCCACAATATGTCGGTATGTTCAACATGGCTAGGCATGTGTATGGGGATTTCTTGTTCATACCAAGTTTTAATAACACCTTTTGGTGCCACAATTAGAACACCATTGATCTTGCCTTTATCATAAAGCATAGCAATGTTATCTATCAGTACTTTTGATTTACCAGTACCCATTTCCATAAAATAGGCAAAGTACGGCTTTTCCCAAGAAAGCTCTAACGCTTTTAATTGATGTGCGTATGGCTTTGTTTTAAATTTATATTTCATAATATTTTATTCTTTCTGTATTGACATCTTATATAGACTACCTTATATGTATTGTCAATGACAGAAAGAAAAAAAATAGTATACGTCCTTCAAGAACTACCAGGCACTAAAGCTGGCACTCCTAAAATAAATATTATGAGCGCAAGGGAATACGGAGAGTTTAAATTCCTACTTCCAGAATTTTCGCAAATAATATTTTCACCAGGACCTTTAATTTTTAAATTACGAAATTTATTAAAGGATTATAATCCAGAAGATTATTTATTGTTAACTGGAGACCCGGCAATTATTGGAATTGCGTGTTCTATAGTTTCTGATATTACAAACGGCAAATTTAATTTGCTAAAATGGGATAGACAAGAAAAAATGTATTATCCTTTAAAAATAAACCTACATGAGAAAGGAGAAATCGATGAATAATATTGATTTTGAAAAAGACCAACGTGCAGATTTAGATGGTGTAAATGACGCCAATAAATTATCTGATCAAGTTGTAAAACTACAAAACCTAGAAAAAGAATTTCTAGTTAAAGAACAAGAGTTAAAGGAACTAAAAAGAAAAGTAGATTTAGTTTCGGGGGAGGTTATTCCTACAATGATGCAGGAAATGAACATCTCTACATTAAAATTAGCAGACGGAACTTCAGTAGAAGTAAAACCCGTCTACGGTGCTTCCATTCCTGTTGCGAAAAAGGAAGAAGCATTTAAATGGCTTCGAGATAACGGCCTAGGTGATTTGATTAAAAATGAAATCACCGTTGCCTTTGGTCGTCACGAAGATAACAAGGCATCGCAATATGCGGTCCTTGCGCAAGGTCAAGGGTACGAACCTGTCCAGAAATTAAAGGTCGAACCAATGACACTTAAAGCATTGGTCAGAGAGCGTTTAGAAGCTGGACAAGAAATGCCCTCTGATCTTTTTAACCTGTTCACGGGCAACAGAACAAAAATAACAAGGAACAAATAAACATGAACCAAGTAGCAGAAAAAAAGACTGCAGGACTTCCTTCAAATATCTTTGAAGAAGATGCAGCAAAAGGACTGGGCAAAATAGGTCAAGAAGATCTAGCTCTTCCTTTTCTTAAAATCCTTGGACAACTTTCACCGGAAGTTAATAAACGTGACGGTAAGTATGTCGAAGGTTCAGAGCCAGGAATGATTTTCAATTCTGTCTCTGGAGAGTTGTACGATGGTGTAAAAGGCATAGATGTAATTCCATGCTTTTATAAACTTGAGTACATCGAATGGAAAGATAGAGGAGAAGGACCGGGTGCACCAGTTGCAATCTATGATTCTTCATCTGATATCATGTCTAAAACAAAACCAGATGCAAACTATAAAGATAGATTACCAAGTGGTAATTATATTGAAAAGACTGCATCGCATTTTGTAATCATAACCGGCGATAGTCCATCGACTGCATTGATATCTATGAAATCTACTCAATTAAAAATTAGTAGAAAATGGAATTCAATGATGTCGGGAATCAAACTAAAAGGTCAAAACGGTTTATTTACACCGGCATCTTTTAGCCATATTTACAGACTAAAAACAACCCAAATGTCAAACGATAAAGGCACTTGGTTTGGTTGGGAAGTAAGTAAGGTTGGACCCATAACTGATCAATCACTTTATCAACAAGCGAAAACGTTTTCTGAAAGTATCTCTAAAGGTTCTGTCAGAGCGAAACACGGCGAAGATAAACCGAAAGATCAAGGCATTATCTAATTCTCTAAGAGAATGAGCGCACCGTGTGGGCCTAGAGGGAGACTGAAGGGCCCACACAGGATAAAGTTATGAATAAAAGATATATAGAATATTTTGATGGTTATCGTGCTGCTTACGGGTTAGCTGACTTTGAACATGAAGAAGCAATAGTAGATCCAGAAAGCGGAAAGAAGAAGCCAGTATACAGATGGAATTACGAACCTCTAACTGAAAAAGTTTACCAGGCTCATCTAGAAGGTAAAATTTCCATTGGCATACAACCATGTAATGAAAATTCAGAAGCAAGACTGGGTGTTATAGATATTGACCCAAACGACTACGATGATTTTAATAAGAAAATTTTTATCGACGTAATACAGGATTATAATCTACCTTTAATACCGATTGAATCTAAAAGTGGAGGACTACATCTTTGCTTATTCATGGATAATTTTATAAATGCAAAAGATATTGTATCTTTCTTAACTAACCTACTTCCTCTTTTTAAACTAAAACCCAACAACGAAATATTTCCCAAACAAACAGAACTCACAAAACATGAAGAAACTGGAAAATTAAAACCAGGACAATTTATTAACCTACCTTACTATGGAGACAAGAGACATGCTTTAAATATAGATGGTACACCGTTTAAATTAGACCAATTTTTACAGGTTGTAGAAGCCAATCTAGTCTCAAAAGATCAATTAAAAACTATTACCGCAGGTTTAGATAAAAAAATATACGAAGGGGTTAATGAAGATTTTATTGATGGTCCACCTTGTCTTGCAGACGTATCTAAAATATCTAACAAAAAAGGTTTTGATGGTAGGGATAGATTTTTATACAACTATCACGTATTAGTTAAGATGAAACATCCCGATGATTGGGAGAAGAAAGTAAAGAATGCTCCCGTTAAATTTTTTGACGAGGCACATGCTCTTGCGTGGTCGGATCAAAAACTAAAATCTAAAGTAAATTCTTGGACTAAAACTGAAAAAGGTTATACCTGTACTGCAGACCCTATTGCTAGTTTTTGTAAAAAGGGCATCTGTGTTAAGAAAAAATTTGGAGTTCTTTCAGGGTCAAGAGGATCTTATCCTGTTTTAACTAATTTAAGAAAGATAGAAATTTTTGAAGAACCTGAATATGAATTTGATGTGATTAAACCAGACGGCATTGGTAAAGTAACAATACACTGCCGATCTGTAGAACATTTAAATGATCAACGGAAAAGAAGAAACGCAATTTCAAAAGATGCAGGATTTTTACCACCCTTAATTAAAGGAGACGCAGAACAAACTGTAATGGATGAATTATATAAAACACAAACTACAGTATCTCCACCAATAGGAACTTCTCCTAAAGAAAAACTACATGATGTTTTACATGCAAAAATAAATGGACCAAGAGCAACAACAGACGCCGCATTTAAAAGCGGATCAGTACTAATGGAAGATGGTTATGCCTTTTTTAAATTTGATAAATTTTATGATAGATTAAAAGCTAAAGATTGGAAATATAAAGAAGAAAAAACAGGACGTATAATGGTAACAACTTACCGGGAATGTGAAATACAGTTTCTAGATCAAAAAAGGTTTCCTGTTAAAGACAAGGGAAAATATAATTCTTCCACTAAAAACATAGTACAGATAAACATAAAGTCCTTTGAAGAAATCCCTATATATCACGATAAAATAAAACATCAAACGGAGATAATGTAATGGCAGCTAAAATGGATTTAATAACCGTGGTTTTATTCACAGCACTTTGGATATATTTAAATTTAGGATTATGATCAGTAGAAAAATATACGGGCCTCCGGGAACAGGGAAAACAACCAAGCTCATTAACTACGCAAAAACTTTTTATAAACTTGGAACTCCTTTAGATAAGATAGGTTATTTTGCATTTACAACAAAAGCAGCTACAGAAGCTGTTAATAGAATGCTGGATACTTTTAAACATTTACAGAAAAAAGATTTAAAACATTTCCGCACTCTCCACTCACTGGCTTTCTGGAGATTAGGTATGAAAAAAAGTCAAGTAATGCAAGATGAACATTATGAAGATATAGGGAGACAGGTTGGTATTGAAGTAACAATTTATTCTGACGGCCAAGAAACAACAGGGTTTGTGGATTCCAATAGTGAATATTTTAACCTAATAAATACAGCTAGAATCAAGGGCATATCTATAGAAGATGAATATAACACCGGCATGTATTCGTACGAACTTGAAAAAAATTTATTACATATTTTAAACAAAGAATTAACTAACTATAAAGAATCTTTTAAGCTGTATGATTTTACCGACATGATTGAAAAATTTAATGTGGCGAAATTGTGTCCAAAATATGACCTGGTGTTTATTGATGAGGCACAAGATTTATCTCCAATACAATGGGAAATGGTGGAAATTTTACGTAAAAACTCCAAATATGTTATACTAGCAGGAGACGACGATCAAGCAATTTATGGCTGGGCTGGTGCGGACGTTAAAAAATTTCAAGATATTACATCTAAAAAAGACATTATCTTGCCACAATCTTATCGGGTTCCAAAAGAAGTACAGAATATAGCTGATAAAATTTTAGATAGGATTCCAGATGAACGAAGAATAAAAAAGATTTGGAAAGCAAGAGACGAAGAAGGAGTTGTTAATTATATTAGTTCAATAGAAGATGCTCCTTTAGAAAAAGGTGATTGGTTAATACTAGCTAGAACTAACGACAGACTCGAAAAACTTAAACCCATTCTTAAGGATCTCGGGGTTTATTTTCAATATAAAGGTCGTAAAAGTTTCAGGGCGACGTTGTTTAAAAGTGTTTTAAACTACACAAGATGGCAGAATAAAAATGATCAACTTTCCTTAAGTGAAATAAAGGACGTATTAGACTGTGTTCCTTATACCAATAATTTAAAAGAAGAAAGAATGTATGATTTAAAAGAATTTGGTTTTAGTCATACTCAGCGATGGTATGATGTATTCACGATTAATCCTGAAGAATGTTTATATATTAGAGAATTATTGAGACATAAAGAAGAATTAAACAAAACTGCAAGAGTTCAATTATCCACAATACATTCTGCAAAGGGTGGTGAAGCAACAAATGTTTTACTTATTTTAGATAATACAAAAACAATTAGAGAAGCAGCAGAAAAAAATTGGGAAAAAGCAGATGAAGAAAACAGAGTTTGGTATGTAGGGGTTACAAGAACGCGCCAAAATTTATATATCATGACAGCTAAAAAGGAGGCCAATGGATATGACATCGAAAGTCTACAATAAACAAGTTGGAGGATCTCACTATAAAGATATGGTGATTCAGCCAAGTGAGTTTATAAACAGGAATAAATTGCAATTTGCAGAAGGAAATGCTATTAAATATATTTGCAGACATGCACATAAAGGAGAAGCACAAGATTTAGAAAAAGCCAAACATTATATTGATATGATTATTGAAAGAGATTATGGAGATGAGACACAAAAAAGTCAGGTCTTTAAATCAAGAAAGGGGTCCAATGAAAATTCCTAAGTTTGAAGCACAGACTGAATGGGTTAAACCTACAGAGTTTCCAGACTTACGTCAGGTAGAAGAGATTGCAATAGATTTAGAAACAAGAGATCCTGATTTAATTAAAAAAGGATCAGGTTCTGTTATTGGTAATGGAGAAGTAATTGGTATTGCAGTTGCAACAAAACATTACAAAGGATATTTTCCAATTGCTCACGAAGGTGGTGGTAACATGGATAAACAACGTGTCCTGGCCTGGTTAAAAGATGTATTAGAAGCACCATCTACAAAAATTTTTCACAATGCTATTTACGATGTCTGTTGGTTAAGGGCTATGGGCTTTAAAATAAACGGCGATATAGCATGTACTATGATTGCCGCAGCCGTAACTGACGAGAACAGATTTCGTTACGATCTCAATAGTTTATCTTGGCATTATCTAGGTTATGGTAAAAATGAAGCAGCACTAGCAGAAGCAGCTTCTGAATGGGGCATTGATCCTAAAGCAGAAATGTACAAACTTCCGGCTATGCATGTTGGATCTTATGCAGAAAGAGACGCTGAAGTAACCTTTGGTCTTTGGCAAGAAATGAAAAAAGAAATTATTAATCAGGACTTGGAAGATATATTTGATTTAGAATCTGATTTATTTCCGTGCCTGGTTGACATGAGATTTAAGGGTGTGCGCGTAGATATTGAAAAAGCACATGCAATGAAAACAGAATTTAAAAAAGCAGAACAAGATTTATTACATAAGATAAAAGGAGAAACTAATATTGATACACAGATCTGGGCAGCAAGAAGTATAGCTAATGTATTTGATGTATTAAGATTGGAGTACCCACGTACAGAAAAAACTGAAGCACCATCATTTACTAAAAATTTTTTACAAGAACATAAACATCCTGTTGTTAATATGATCGCTAAGGCAAGAGAAATTAATAAAGCTCACACAACTTTTATTGATTCTATTTTAAGATATGAACATAAAGGAAGAATACATGCAGAGATAAACCAACTTAGAAATGCAGGGGGAGGAACAGTGACCGGAAGATTTTCTTATCAGAATCCTAACCTCCAACAAATTCCTGCAAGGAATAAAGATTTAGGCCCAAAGATAAGATCTTTATTTCTTCCTGAAGATGGATGTAAGTGGGGATGCTTTGATTATTCTCAACAAGAACCAAGATTAGTCGTTCACTATGCATCTTTATATAAACTTCCTTCCGTTTACGATGTTGTTGATGCTTATCAAAATGATTCTAATTCTGATTTTCATCAAACCGTTGCCGATATGGCAGAAATTCCAAGATCACAAGCCAAAACAATTAACTTAGGATTATTTTATGGTATGGGTAAAACAAAACTTCAGGCAGAACTAGGAGTCACTAAAGAAAAAGCAGCAGACTTGTTTACAACTTATCATAATAAAGTGCCGTTTGTTAAACAGTTAATGGGGAAAGCTTCTAATAGAGCCCAGGACAGAGGACAGATAAGAACCTTACTGGGTCGTCTTTGTCGCTTCCATTTATGGGAACCAAATCAATTCGGGATGCATAAGGCATTGCCTCATGAAGAAGCACTTAGGGAACATGGACCAGGGATTAGAAGAGCCTATACATACAAGGCATTGAACAAATTAATTCAAGGAAGTGCCGCAGATATGACAAAAAAATCTATGCTAGAGCTTTACAAAGAGGGAATAATACCGCATATACAGATCCATGATGAATTAGATTTATCTATTGAGAACGAAAAAGAAGCCCAAAAAATCGTTGAGATTATGGAAAATGCTGTTACACTTGAAGTTCCCAACAAAGTAGACTATGAGTTCGGATCTAATTGGGGGGATATTTACGACTAACTAGGAGAAAAATATGGAAAAAATAAAACAAGAAGCTAAAAGATTATGGACTTTAGCTATAGCCAATAAAAAAGTTACTATTGGTATAGTTATTGCTATTATCATACTTTACGAACTAGCTACTAAATAATTATAAACGGGGGTCCTATGGTAAAAAAAATTATAGGTATTGTTTTGTGGCCATTTAGAAAATTTTTAGAATGGTTAAAAAGTGGATTACCAGAAGGTAAAAAAGAAAAACCTTTAGTATTAGAACCGATTAAATGTCACACACACTCAAGGTATAAAAAATCTTGTGCAACTTGCCGTGCATCGGCCGGAATTCATCATGAGTAATTGCGAAAAATGTCATCACGACTGCCACTGTAAAGAAGAATTACATTCAGATGTATATGGGCTGTGCGCCTGTAAAAAATGTGAATGTAAAACAGAAGATAAAAATTACGAAAACGAAGGTGGTCTAGTGATTGATGACACTGGAGAATGCGAAAGCTGTCAATGACAAGTGATTGTGAGGATAAACAGGTGGCAGTTGATGCCAGTTATGAAGATGAAGTTTCTTCTAGAAGAACTGTAACTATCCCTTTAAAAGAGTATGACGAATTAAAACGTGATCAACAGTTTATTAAAGATAAAACTCTGATTGATATTATTGACAATATTGAAAGATTAGTTAGAGCACTAAGAAAACATATTGTAAGAAAATGAAAATTTCAGATAACACAGCAATTTCTATGCCTATGCGTAATCTACTGTCGATTGTGGCAGCAGTTGGTTTAGGTGTTTGGTCTTATTTTGGAGTTGTAGAACGATTAAATAATTTAGAAACTAAAGGCACACTTTTAGAAAAAGATTTAGAACAAGTACAAGAAAGACTTTCTGGTGATATAGAAAAAAATAATGAATTTAGAATCAAGTGGCCTCGTGGAGAATTAGGATCGCTTCCTGCAGATTCCGAACAATTTATGTTAATAGAACACATGTCAGGTCAAATAGAACAAATACAAAAGCAAATCGAAGAAGGTATGCACAATAAAGTTAATATTGAGTTCTTACAAAAACAACTAGAAAAGCTACAAACAACTCTTGAAAAAGTTCAGGAAGAACATAGAAATATAAAAGTAAAGAATGGGTATGTTAAATGATAGATTATTTTTACAGTATTGTAGAACACTATAGTTCCAAACTTAATGTATGGGCATGGAATAAAAGATGGTGTAGTAGAAAAAAAGGAACAGGATATAAAAAATGATTGAGACTATTTTTGCTTTACTTATGATAATTAACCATGAAATAAAGGAACATAGAATTCAACCCACACTAAGCGAATGTCTTAAGGGCAAACGTGTGGCAGAAAGAACATCTAAAGGAAAATCTATTCAGTATAAATGTATTAAGTCTAAAGCAGAATTAGAAACAAACATAGATGGCTCTGTATCTATTAAGAAATTAATATTAGAATAAGGGTTGTAACTTAATATACACATGGGGTCCAACGGTTAGACCCTAAACAAATAAAGGAGAATAATGGCTAAAAAGAAAAAGAAGAAAGATAAGAAAAAAAATAAAAAGAAAAAAACTAAAAATAAAAAGAAAAAATAGATATTAAATGTTAGAAGAGAGAAAAGCAAATTTACTTGTAGGAAGCCCAGTATACAAACCCTTCAGATACCCCTGGTGTTATGATGCGTGGCTGACACAGCAACGTATACACTGGCTACCTGAAGAAGTTCCTATGTCTGAAGATGTTAAAGATTGGGTAAAAAATATTACCCCAGCAGAAAAGAATTTACTTATGCAAATTTTTAGATTCTTTACTCAGGCAGATGTTGAAGTAAATAATTATTACATGGGTCATTGTATGCATGTATTTAAACCAACAGAAGTTAAAATGATGCTGTCGGTTTTTTCTGCCATGGAGACAGTTCACGTTGCAGCTTATTCACATCTATTAGATACAATAGGTCTCCCTGAAACAGAATACTCAGAATTTTTAAAAATTAAAGCTATGAGGGATAAATATGATTATCTTAATAAGCAAGAATCTAATTCACTCCATGACATTGCAAGAACTGTGGCTATCTTTAGTGCATTCACTGAGGGAGTACAACTGTTTGCAAGCTTTGCAATAT